TTTGCAACAGATCAACGACGCCATCAGCGCGAAGTCTAGCGAGCTCGAAACGCTCCTTGCTAAGACAGAGCCAACGATGGACGAAGTAAAGTCTGCACAGACACTGAACGCTGAAATTGACGCGCTCAATGAGCAGGCTAACGAAGTAAAGTCGTTCGAAGCTATCAAGGCCAAGAACGCACAACGCCAGACGGAAGTGAAGACAGCAGTCAATAAGCTGCCAAAGTCTAACGACATCAAGGTCGGCGAATCATCAGCAAAGGTTAACATGCCAGATGCTGAGTACAAGGCTTACGTAACAGGCTTGTTTGTTGGTGGTCTTGCTAACGAGACAGCACGCCAGAAGTACACAGAAGTGACTGGCCTTGATTATAAGACACACACACAAGGCAACGACGCCACAGGTGGTATCTTCGTTCCTACGGAGACATCAAGCCTCATCGTGAATCTCAAGGACACATACGGATCATTCCGTCGCAACACACGTGTTGAGCCTATGGGATCGGAATCAATCCGCATCTTCCGCACAGGCGATGACGTGACGGCATACTGGGGATCAGAGACAGGAACGCTGTCATCATCTGACATGTCATTTGATGCAGTGACGTTGAACGCAAAGAAGATGTATGCCCTTGCAGTTCTTTCTGAAGAACTTGTAATGAACAGCACACAGAATCTTGGCCTTCGCTTTGCTGAATCGGTAGCACGCCAGTTCGCAAAGAAGGAAGACGAAGCTGGTTTCTTGGGTGATGCTACGTCAACATACGGCGGTGTTCTCGGTCTTGCTGGCAAGCTCCGCAAGGTTCTCGAAGATGGCGGCGGAACATGGACGAACGACACACACAAGGGCTACCTCGGATCAGCACAGGTATGCGCTGGCAACACGTTTGCAGAGGTAACAATGGGTAACCTGATTGCTGGTATGCGTAAGGTTCCAACATACGCACTCACAGGTGCTAAGTGGTATTTTAACAAGGTAGCTTTCGGTGAGACAGCCGAGCGCCTCGCATACGCACAAGGTGGTTCAACAGCTGCAGAACTTGCTGGCTCATTTGGTCAGCGCCTCTTCGGCTATCCTGTCGAGTTCGTCGACGTGATGCCATCAGCAGATGCTAACAGCCAGGTGTTTGCTTACTTCGGTAACCTTACACAGGCTGCAACTCTTGGTGATCGCATGGCAACATCGATCAAGCAAGATGCAAGCAAGGGCTTCGACACAGATACAATCTATGTTAAGGCAACGCAGTACCTCGACATCAAGGTACACGAAATGGGCAACTACAATGCTACAGCAGCATCACGTACAACAGGCCCTGTTGTTGGTTTCGTAACAATTAATTCTTAATAGGTGACAACATGAACGCACTACAAAATGTGAAGGTTGTCAACGTTACGCCACCAGCTGCAATCGTTGACAATGCATCGTTTACAACTAACACGATCGACACAGCTGGCTTTGGTAAGCTCGCAGTGTATTTCAGCCTCGGTGCAACAGACATCGCGATGGCAGCCCTCAAACTCCAGGAGTCAGACGACTCTGGCATGAGTGGAGCTGCTGACATCACGGGCTGTGTATACGGCGCAACGGGTGCACCTGCACTGCCAACGGCTAACGACGACAACAAGGTCTTCGGGTTCTTTGTGAACCTCGCAGGTCGTGATCGTTATATCGACGTTGTTGCTACAGCTGGCGACGGGTCGACTGGTACTTTCGGATCATGCATCGCTGTTCTCTATAACGGCGAAGGCATCAACGACGCTACCGAGCGCGGTCTTGCTGCTAACATCATCAAGGACTAACTAAAAAAGTTGTTCTGACGACTGGGCCTTAGGGCCCAGTGGTGAGCACAGCAAAGGTATTCCATGGTCATACTATCATCATCAGGTGCACGTGTTGATTTAGAGCTCCGTCAGGGGGCAGCCTTTGCACGTACCTTCACACATAAGACGAACGGGGTGGTAACCAACATAACAGGTTACACCTTTGCCGGCCAGATACGCACCATCGACAACGTTCTTGCTGCAACGTTTACGATTACGACAGTAAACGCTTCGCAAGGTACGTTTTCGGTAGCATTAAGTGCAGCGACTACGGCATCGCTGACGGTGGGCGAGGTGTATGTGTGGGATTTGGAGCAGACGGTCTCAAGTTCAACGAACGAACTACTCCGTGGCTACGTGACTGTTCTCGGTGAGGTAACCCAGTGAGTTACACCATCAACGTTAATCAGGACACCTTGCGTGTTAACGTAGACCAAAGTAACATTACCCTGGACATCGCCAGCGGCGGGCTGGTGCCTATCTCTGATGATATTACGCTTGTGGCTGGCGAAAACCTCTCTGCTCTTCGTGCTGTGACGTCTAACTCATCAGGGCAGGCCGTATACGCTAGCAACGACACCCTTGCAAATGCACAGGTCGTGGGCATCACGAACGGAGCGGTTACATCTGGAGCCAACGCAACTATCAAGATTTCGGGCATCCTGACAGATGCCAACTGGAACTGGACTAAAGGGACGGTTTACTTGGGCACCAACGGAACACTAACACAGACAGTACCAACAAACGGCGCTATAGTCGTTCACGTAGGTAAGGCTTTAACATCTACGCAACTAATCATCGACATAGACACAATCATTCAAACGGTGTAACATGGCAGAAAAGTATATCAAGAATAACAGCGGCCAGCTCGCAGAAGTCGAAGCTACCGTATCATCATCCGGCGCAACGGAAGCGGGCAAAATCATAGCTCTCGACGGATCGGGTAAGCTGGACAATTCAGTATTGCCAACAGGGATTGGTGCTACTGTTAAGGTTGCAGCGACTACCGAGAACCTATCGGCTGGCAACCTCGTAAATCTGTTTAACGATGGCGGCACAATCAAGGCGCGCAAGGCAGACGCAAGCAACGGACGTCGTGCTATCGGCTTTGTGATTACAAACTCCACATCGCCTAACAACGCAACCGTCTATCTTGATGGTACGATCACAGGGCTTACAGGTTTGACACCCGGCGCTGCTTATTATTTGAGCGGAGCGACGGCGGGCGCAGCAACTGCAACGGCCCCGACAACAGCAACCTATATCTCACAAGAGATCGGCATTGCTCTGTCAGCAACCGAGATCAACTTCGAAGAACAGCAACCAATTACGCTGGCCTAATCCATGGCAGTTAAGAAACCATTAGTCCTAGCGTCTGGTCAGATTCAGGAACTGCAGAGCAGTGATGAAATCAACATCGACGCTAGCGATATTACCACGGGAACGGTAGCTACGGCACGGCTTGCTAGTGGTACGGCGGATGGCACGACCTTTTTGCGTGGTGACCAGACATGGGCTGTGCCTTCTGGTGGTGGTAGTTCTGTAACGCCGTTGCATCCTTTTCTTTTAATGGGGGCATAATGCCAAGCGGACAAGTATATAAAGTGCTAGGCCAGTCTTGCCCAGCTAACACGAACGCAACCGACCTATACACCGTACCATCTTCAACCGAGACGGTGGTGTCGTGCATTACCATAGCCAACATCACATCGACCGCGTACACGTACCGCGTGGCTGTAAGACCTGCGGGTGCATCTATTGCAAACCAGCATTACATAGCATACGACGTGACTGTCAACGCCAACGACTCAACAACACTTGTGCTAGGCATAACGCTAGCGGCTACCGACGTGATCACGGTGCGGTCATCAAATGCAACGTCTATTTCGTTCTCTGCTTTTGGTTGTGAGCTTGCAACGTGAGCGTAAGATCAGCACGATATAACCTGCTTTCATTGCGTAATCCGAAGGGGCTAACGGTCATACCTGAAGAGCGCGACGCATGGGCTTTCCTAGATGCGGCTGGTATCAAATCATCACGTGAGCAGCGCGCTGTTATTGAGCTTGTGCGTGGGCTAAAGAATGCGCAACTATGGTCAAAGATGAAAGCGATATATCCTTTTGTGGGAGGTACGGCGACGACGCATATGTACAACCTAAAAGACCCGCGGGATGCAAATGCTGCATATCGTCTAACATTTACAGGTGGCTGGACGCATTCGTCAAATGGCGCTGACCCTAACGGCACGAATGCTTACGCGGATACATACGTTAGCCCTTCGACGCAGTTGTCTGATGGAAGTGCACATTGGTCTTTTTATTCCCGCGAAAATATACAGGGTTCAAAAAATGATTTCGGCGCATTCAATTCTTCTTTTACTAATGGGTTTGCATGTGCTAGTCGCTGGATTGATGGCAATTTATACTCTGACTGCTATGCAACGGGAACGAATCGCATAGCAACCGCAAGCACAAGTTCGCAAGGTTTCTATACTGGAACTAGGAATACCACCACTAGCTTTAAGGTTTTTAGAAATGGCACGCAATTAGGCAACACTAATACCAATACTTCATCTGGTCGCAGTTCAATATCTGCAAATATCATTATTGCATCATATAGCAACGGCACAGGTTTTGGCAATTACTCCGATCGTCAATATGTTTTTTTTAGTTTTGGCGACGGCCTAACCGACACCGACGCAACTAACCTCTACAACATCGTCCAACGATTCCAAACTTCACTCGGAAGACAGGTATGATACTTTCACAGATTCCAGTAACGGAGCTTGTCAACTACTGCGCCAAGCTAACGCCAGAGCAAGCGGACTCGCTGCGTGGTCAGGTGTTCTTGCAGGATAGTTACTTCAATCCTATCCAAGACATCGAAGACAACTGGATCATCTCTGCGCAGGAAGTGGCGTACTGTGCTAATCCAGAGTTCCTATGGATTAAAGAACTGCCCATGATACCATTCGTACCTAAGCCAGCGCCGCCGTTGTTTGGAGTTGAAGCATGACAGTAGAGACTATGTTCGGCATCATCATGAGCACCATGCTTGCCATCATCGGCTTTTGGGTCAAGACGTTGGTGAATGACTTTAAGCAGACACGTGACAACGTGATTGCCATGCACGAAGTAATGAGCAATACGACCAACGAAATTATTGCTCTCAAGAAATCAGATGAGC